AGCCACACCTATAGAATGAATGATGTGTTAGGGCAAGAGCATTTACTAAGGCTTTAGTCTGAACGATAGAGAAGGCTAATGTCTTAGTAAGGGCTCTGTGCGTGTAGGGCAAAGGCAAGAGAAGGCAAAGGGCTGAAGTATGAAGCAGCTTGCCTTCTGTGCGGTGGCTGTTATTAGTCACTTAGTCATAAGAATAGTATATAAGTCTTGGCTTGGCATAGCATGCACCACCTTGCATCACTAGTCATGTAGCATGTACTTAGTCTTAGCATCCACATGTCCTTGCCTTGCATGCTAGTCAGAAACTTTTCTGCTGAGATTACATTTGTAAAATTATTTTGTAACACAGATCATTGCCTCAGATTTCATGGGGGGTAGTCCCATTTGGCTTGGCCCCCCGGGGGTCAATTGCATATGACCCCACACCACCTCTAATATAAAATAATCTTACCCCCGTTTGGAATTTTAAAATTTAGTTTTATATTTGTCACGCTATAATAAGGGGTTATTACTAGTACAAAGGTCTGGAGTTGAAAGCCCGGGCCTTTGTTATTTTATTATATTTGTCTCATGGATAAATGGAAACTATTTTGCCTATATATATTTGCTGTATGTGTAGGAGTTGCTATAGGGTATCTTATGACTGGATGCAAGTCATCTGAGAAATGTGATGCTTATAGTAATACAGAGTTTGGAAAATAATTTGTATATTAGTATATGAAGAAGTTTGACATGGGTAAGTATGTACTCTTAGTAGGCAATGATGCTACTGAGATTTTTGACTATTACAAAGTCCCGGAGATGCATGGCTTGAACAGAGCAGATGCACAAGCTGAAGAAGTAGATAAGACCAAAGGCAATGGTGTATATATTTATGGCTGGACTAACTATGATCCCGCTGATAAGAAGTTAACAGCAAAAGCTCCCCACAAACCTTTCTTGTTTTTGAACATGGGTACTTTTAAGAAGTATTCTACTACAGAGAAAGCCACAGCTGTTATGCATGAAACTATGCACATGAGTATTCTATTAAATAACTGGAAGATCATGGACAAAGAAGAAGAAGCTATTCAGTTTGCTGAAGATGAAGCAAACAAGATCATTGAGAAACTAAAGACTACTAAGGTAGAAGCACCAAAGAAAAACTTCTTCTCTAGAAAGTGAAAGTCTACTTTGATCACATTAATGGGTTTGGTAAAGTAAGTGATCTAGAAGTTATAGTCAATTGTGCTTATGGTATACTAGATCCTAATGAATCTTCTACAGATGCACTTAAACAAGGCTGGATTCCCTGGGAGGGTAGATGGTACAATGAAAGAAGTACCCGGATTAATTTATCTGAGTACTCCCCATCAAAGACAACTAAGAAATTATCAAAGAGAGTTATAGTTCAAGCAGGTAATGTAGCTGCTGAAAGAGAAAAGTATTCTGAGCTCTATGAGAAGTATTGTGACTATCATGGGTTTAAACGGGATATTAGTTTATCATCATTTGAAGATTGCTCTGTTATAGAATACTGGGATGGAGATCTAATAGGGATAAGTTTATACAAAACATTCAATGATCAATTTGTGGCATACCAGTTTATATGGGATTATGCTAATCCTAAATTATCACTAGGTACTGTAGCTCAAATGTATGAATGTGAAACAGCTAGAATATTAGGCTGTGAATATGTATATTTGTTGGGTGGGTATGAGCAGTGTTGTTTGTATAAATCTAATTATTCTGGGTTTGAGTTTTGGACAGGTAGAGAATGGTCAACAGATATAGAGTTATATAAGACACTAGTAGAGCGGGATGAAAAAATTAAAATGGAACTACCATGATCTATGAACCTACTAACAGAGTAGAAGTTATTACACCAAAAGGGCCGGGGGTTATTTGGTTAGTTACTGACTATGGGCATGAAACAGATACTATATACACTGTAATAATAAATGAAACAGGAGAGTTCTGGCAGTATACTCATAAAGACATACGTGCAAAAAGTAATATAACTTTTCACAGAGTGATTAAATAATTTAGTATATTGTATAGTACTAAATAATATATCATGGCAAAAATAAAAGAACTAACAACGAAACTAGTTACCACTAAAGTATCCCGTCCAGGCATACATGCTAAAACTAAAACTAGTCAGCTTAAGTCAAGCAAGAAATATAAAAAGTTATATAGAGGACAAGGTAAATAAATTTTATATATATTTGCTTGTAATTAAAAACCAATAAAATGCAACTAAAAGGAAGACGGGTTTTATTAAATAAACCAGAAGTAAAAGAATCTCAATTTGAATTAAGTGAAGCTGACAAGCATGCACTTGAAATGGACATGAGAAAAACATGGACTAAACTAGAAGTTTATGCCATAGGGAATGAAGTAGAATCAGTAAAGGTAGGGGATAAAGTGTATATGGGAATCACTGGTCTACAAGCATCTGAAGCAGTAGAGCTAGAAGATGGAATGAAGTTAATGGTTGCTGAAAGAGACATTGCAATTGTATGGTAAACTTTACAGAAGAATCAGAGAACTTGTATAACAGTAAGATGTATACACCCTTTGATAAGATAGTATCTAAACAGATACCATTGACAGATAGATTGGTAAATCTTGATAGACCCAAGTATTATGGTGGAGCAGGAAATACTTATGAGGTATTTAATGTATTAGAAGCCTGGGGTTTAGATGAAGACTTTTATCTAGGGAATGTTATAAAGTATTTAGCACGAGCTGGTAAAAAAACTTCTAACAAAAAAGAAGACTTACAAAAAGCTTTAGTATATTTACAAAGAAGAATTGATAGATTATGAGTGAAGAATTAGCATTTAGAGAAACTAAGATCTATTCCTTTGGGGATATCTTAGTTGGTTTAGACTCAGAAGAGATTAATGAGTCAGAACAAATTATTGAACTTAGAAAAGTATTTTCTAAAGTAGCTGAAGATCTTAAGGACAACTATAATGAAAATAGATCTCCAGTAAAAAGTTTATTATTTGATCAGACAATTGGTGACTTGACAAGAGCTTTACTAATGTCTGAAAGATTATTAAATATGAAGTAATGAGAATAGTTGCAATCATTGTGTTATTTACATGCATTGCCATGCTTTGGGCAATAGCACATATCTTATATAAACCAGTATTTGATAAGATATCACAACAGTATGTAATTAATGAAGATGATTTTAAAATTGCAAATATTTGCATTGCAGTTATGTTAGCCCTTGCACTAACAATTGGCCTACTACTATAGCCTGTATCTCTCTTTCCAAGGTTAATACAAACAGGCTCGTCCCCAGTTGCAAAGCTGGGGATTTTTTTGTATATTAGTGTATGGCAGAATTTGTTAAACAAGGGGAAGTTAATGTAGCTGGTACAATACTATATATAGGTTCAGCTAATCCAGTATTAACTAAGATAACAACCTTAAGGTTTTATAATCCTTTAGCATATGTGCTTACACTAGAAAGATATGATGCAATATCTGCTACTAGTGAAACATTATATGAGTTAAACTTAGATCCTGGAGATACAGTTACTGATGATTTAATATATGCTCTAAAAGAAGGGGATGAGTTAGTTGTATACTCAGATATTCCTGGTACTACTTATTATGTATACGGTATAGATTATGCAAGTAGTTGATAATAATGGAAATGTATTTGGTGGTGGATTACAAATAAATGGTCCAGATGGTAAACCAAAAACTAGTGGTGGAGGTGGGGGAGGTGCTCCTTCTGGTCCAGCTGGTGGGGATCTATCTGGTAGTTATCCTAACCCGGGAGTAGTATGGGCTAATGGTTTACCCACTTATGACTTACAGTATTATCCACTAAGTTTAAATCCAGCAGGATATATTACAACTGCAGCTCTGTCAGGTTATTTAACTGCAGCTACTGCCGCAAGTACCTATTATCCTCTTACAAATCCTAGTGGGTTTATCTCAGGTATAACAGGATCTATGGTTACTAGTGCTTTAGGATTTACACCTTATAATAGTACAAACCCATCAGGATTTATAACTTCCTCAGCATTAGGACCTTATCTTACAGCAGCAACTGCAGCTAGTACCTATCAACCTACATTGGTATCAGGCACCAACATCAAGACAGTGAACGGGAATTCACTGCTAGGTAGTGGGAATTTAACCATCGGCCCCAGGCTAATGGGATATAGTGGAATACTAGGCACTCCTACTACAGGCACAAGTATAACTATATGTCATTCATTACTCATCCCTGCCAATACATTAAACAGCAACAATATCCTGCAGGTAGTATTTAGGATGTACCGACAATCAGGCAATGTAGGGCAGATGTATGGACGTATCTACTTCAACACTACCAACAGCTTAACAGGTGCTACATTAATTAGTGGTATATTTAGTTTCAATGCTGGGCAGTTCATACTTTACTGCGAGCGTAACTATAGCTATGATGGCACAAGTCTTAGGGCAACAGGAGGAAATACAATTGAATATAATCCAGGTACCACTATACAAACCACTGCATTCAATAGAACAGTTAATCAATATATCTTATTTACTATGCAATGTCAAAACATTGCCGATGTAGCTAACATAGATATGTATAAAGTATTTGCATATGTTTAATTACAATGGAATAGAGTATACAATCACAGGACCTATTGAAGTAGTGAGTGATACACAACTGCACGTAGAAACGGACAAGGGTATCATTCTAGTAGATGATACAATGGATATATATAAAGAATTAGTTTCTAATTAGTTTGTTATCTAAATAATTTTCATTATATTATAGATATAGTGTATACAATTATTATTTTAAAAACAAAAGATCATGGATATTTTAAATTTTATTTCTTGGATTAAAGCCGGAAACTACAGAGAAACTCTTCCTACAGATGTTTCTAACTTATTAGCGGTTGGAGCTAAAGACCCTAGCAGAGATGATGCTTGGTTGCCTCTTGCAGTAAATGCAGCACCTTTACAATCTTTGTACGATACAGGTACTGTAACTCAATTAACAAATATTAATACGGCTGTTACTTTAAATACACATGCCGGAGTTATTAATACAGTAAATGCAGCTACTGCACCAGGTACACCGGATGTATTTGTATTAAATAATACAAATATAGAAGCAAATTCAATTTTGCTTTTAAGTATTAATTATCCATCTGTTGGATCAGGTACTCCAGTAGTATCTTCAGAAATTAATGCACTGGGTAATTCTGCAAGGATTATTATTAGAAATCCAGATGCTTCTGGCCCATTGGATCAACCATTAAACATTCATTTCTTGATTATTAATCCTGCATAATGTCAATAGGAAATTTAAAAGACTACGGAAACAAGGGAAATAATTTCCCTTTCCAATTAAAAGTGCTTGAAGGTATTCAAGCTGTTTTTAATGCATTAACTGGAACTACTAATGGTCAACAAAGAACACCTCAAATTTTATATGATTTAGGACCTAATGCTACACCCCTAGGAGTTTATAGTTTTTCTATTGCTAATGTAGGAGCTGCTGCTGGTACTGTAGATGGTCAAATTCTACCAGCTGGAACAACTATAAATTATGATGCTGGAGCTTTAAATAATACCTTGGGCTCTATAACATATGATGCAACAGGCACAGCATTTTTAATCACTTGGATATCATAAGTAATGAGCACTGAAATTTATTTGCGTGGACCTGCAGCTACTAACTATGGTTTATTTGCTCAATTAGGAAATAGTCCAGTAATTACTGGTACAACAGCTGAGTTAACTTTAATTAATGGTGGAGTAGGTAGTTTGTCAGTTCCTGCAAATGGATTCTCAGTTGGAGATACTTTCAGAGGAGACTTTGGTGGTTTATTATCGGCAAAAAATAATGATTCAATAAGAATAAGAATAAAAACCAATGGGGTTATTTTAGCAGATAGCGGATTACAAACTTTACCTGCTACTACAAATGCTGTTTGGTCTTTATCATTGGACTTTACTATTAGAGCCATTGGCACTGCGGGAGTAGCATCAATTGTTACACTTGCTAATTTTTTAAGTTTAAAACAATCTAATAGTACATCAGAAGGATTTGGTTTTAATACAGTAAACAGCACAACCTTTGATACAACAATACCAAACACATTAGATGTTACAGCACAATTTAGTAGTGCATCAGGACTCAATTCTATTTACTCAGATATATTTATATTAAATAAAATTTACTGATTCAAATGAGTACATTAATTCAAATATCTAACCCGCAAAATCCAATTGTTTTAACAATGGATGGTAATCCTGTTGCAGGTACAATTGCAGAAACAGATTGTTCAATAATAAGAGTAGATCCGGGACAACTAAATTCTAGAGATATGTTTACTACTTTAGCTAAGCATAATATTATAGCTACAACTGGAACAAGTATCTATAGATTATACTATAATAATGTACCAACATTTGTAGGCGGTAGCTTAATAGCAACATCTAGTGCTTTAACTCCCGGACTTAATTCAGGTTCTTTTTCTAGATTTTTTACAATTAGCGGTACTAATATTATTGGAGCTGATCCTATTGGTCAAGTTGAAACTGATTATAATCAAACAGATGATGCTATTACATTTATTGATTTAACTAATACAATGTACTTTATTTTTACAATTGAGAATTCAGATGTAAGTATTATTGCAGATGTTCCAAAATTTGTTATCCAAATATTTAAATAGTATGAAAAACTTAATTATACTTTCTTTACTACTAGTATTTATCACTTCTTGTTCATTAGAAAGAAGACTTGAAAAATACTGTCCATTATGTACTCAGAAAGATAGTATAGTTACAATAACACAAATTAGAGATACAACTATTAATATCCCGGGAGAAACTGTATATATAGAAGACACATTATTCTGTGATTCACTAGGTAATGTATATGCCTCTAGACTAGCAGAGAAAGATGGAACTATTATTAAGTTACAATCAAGAGTTAGAGACAATAAATACAAAGTAATTGCCCGCGTAGATACTATCTACAGAACTGTAAGAGGCAATACTATTTATAAAACTAGATTAGTAACAAAAACTCAAAAGCCACAAAAGATAAAATACATCCCAGGTTGGGTCAATTTCCTAGCATGGTTGGGTGGTATATGGTTAATAATTATTATATTATATATTATATACCGTCTGATTAAAGCTCAAATACCTACAATATGAAAACAAATATAACTTTAGGAATCTTGGCAGTTTCTTCTTTCTTTGCACCAATTGAAATTATGGTTCTTGTTTTAATGTTTATAATCTTTGTAGATACTGTAGTTAAACTAATTTCCCTTAGAAAAATAGCTAAACAGACTAATAGAAAATACAGAGATGTATTTCAATCTAGAATTCTTAGACAGGGATATGTGTACAAATCTCTAGGGTATTATATCACTGCAGGTGTAGTGTTTCCATTAGACTATTATGCATTAACTCCATTTGCAAATAGCTTACTTGACTTCTTAGGTTTTTCTTTTGTAATTTCTGTACCAGCTATTTTAACTAATATCCTACTAGGCATATTCTCAATTATAGAACTAGCTTCTATTAATGAAAACTGGTTTGATATTACCGGAAACAATGTACTTAGAAAAACTTGTGATACTGTAAAGAAATTAAGAAAAGGTTTAAAAGA